TCACTTTCCACCGATGGGCGCGCGCGCCATCCAACGGCCGTAGAGCGTCAGCCCGGCGCCGACAAGCGTTCCGATCGCCACGGCGATCTGGCCGAGCGACGCCTGATCCTCGGCCGAGATCGAATGGCCGAAAACGAGACCCAGGATCGGCGCCAGCGCGGCGATGATTGCGCCCCAGGTGACGCGCGAAGCGTACCATGGCTCGGCGTTCGACGCATGGATCACGGCGGGGTCGGCGGCAACCTCCGCGATGATGGCCTTGGAGATGCGCGGCGCCATGTCGGGCGTGAGCGGATTGTCCGCTCGGCCGGCCATGCGATTGACCGCGCCTTCCAGCGCGCCGAGGACGATATCGACGGGATTGAGCGTGGGCAGCCGGATCATCAGGACCTCCAGAGCCGGATCAGGGAACGGATTTCGTCGCGGTGGCGCCAGCCCACAATGGCCAGCGCGCCAAGGGCCAGCAGCGCCACGACCAGGACGATCGCGCCGGGCGACAGGGCAGGATCGATGGCGGATCCATCGACGGGCACGACGCCAGCGCCCCCGGTGGCCAGCGCGCCGCCGGCGGCGGTCGCCGCCAGCGCTTTCCGCGCCGCGACGACCCGGGCGATCTGCGCCCGCGTCGCCGGGCCGACAATGCCATCGACGGTGAGGCTCGGATGGGCCGCCTGGAAGGCGTGAACCGCCTTTTCCGTCTCGGCTCCGAACCGGCCGTCGATCGGCCCCGCGTCGATGCCGGCCTTCACCAGCTCCGCCTGCAGGACGCGCACCGCCTCTCCGGCATCGCCGAGTCGAAGGACTGCGAACCCGGCTGGCTGAAGGATGCGGCGTCCCAGAAGGATGAGGTCCGCCTCGCGCGCCCGGCGACGCGCCAGGCCTTCGACCACCCGGCCTCCCGCCTTGTTCCAGGCGGCGATGCCGGCTCGCGCCGCGATCGCGTCGCCCTCGCGCCAGGCCTTCACCCAGGAGGCGCGCGCGATCGCGCCGGTGTTGAAATGAAACGACACCGCGCCGTCGAAGGCATGCGCCGGCGCGCCCGGCATCGCGGCGGCAACGGCTGGCTCGTAGCGGCTGGTCAGCGCGGCCGCGAGAAGCCGCCGGCTCTCCGCGCGGCTGATCACCATGCCGGCCTTGGGCGTTACCACGCCGGACGCCGCCGTCAGGCCCACGCCGATGGTCCATACCCCGGCCACGTCGCGATAGGCGCGCAGCACTTCGCCCTCTTCGGCGACGAGCTGCTCCAGCCCCGCCGGCGTGATTTCAGCCATGCCCAATCTCCGCTCTGCGAGGCGCGCGAAATTTTTCAAGAAAAATTGAAAGGCCCGGGAACCGCCGCCGCCCTGCGGTGTTGATATCGCGAGATGCTCAGGCAACTCATCCCAGGCCAAAAGCCGAAAAGAACCCGCCGCTCCCCCCCCAGCGGCGGGTTCTCTTTTTTCAGCCGTGTCAGTACGGCGCGATCACCGCACCCGGCGAGACGATTTGCACCTGCCCTTCGCCCGCTTGGTGCGCACGCACCCAAAGCGTCGAGGCGTCGCTGGCAACCAGCGACCGGGCCGAGCCGGACGACCTGGTCCGCTCCAGCCAGAACATCGCCGTTTCCTGGGTGTTGAAATCGACGGGCGCGACCGCCCCGCCGCGCGGACCGTCGCCGAGACTGTCGCGCGCCTCGGTACCGAGGCACCAGAGCCGCGACTCCCCGTTGGACACGACATTGCCGCCGAAATTGTCGTGATAGAGCCCGCTCACGTCGATGCCGACCAGCCCGTCATGGCTGGTCAGCCCGTTGTTGGACTGGCTGTCATAGCGGCCATTGCCATAAGCCCGACAATCGACCGTCAGATGGTGCAGTGAGGGCGTGCCACCCTGCCCCCAATGGAAATTGAAGCCGTCCTTGGCGTTGGAGGCAGCGATGCAACGCACCAGGACGACAAGGCCGGCGGTGTCGAAGATACGGAAGCCGTCATAGAGATGGCTCGGACCGCCGGCATATCGGGCGGAACAATCGACGAAAACCAGCGACCGCGTCGCCACGCCCTGGACGACCACGCCGCCATTGGCGCCGCCCTGGAAATCGAAGCCCTCAAGATAGACCGACTTGGCGGTGCCATCGAGTGCGAAGGCGTCGACGACGAGGAGCACGCGGCTATTGGCATTGGTTGGCGCGGCCCCATCAGCGCGATGCACGTAGAGCGTGCCGCCGACCTGCGCCCAGGATCCGGCCGTCGCGTTGCAACTCGCCGCATCCGCCACCCGCGCCAGTTCCCCCGGTTCGCCAAACGAATTGGGATGAGCCAGATCGAGTACGGCAGTCACGTTGGAGCGGGCGACCGCGTAGCAATTGCCGTAGGTGCCATCCGGCGAAGCCGGCCAGCCGAGATCCCCGCCGGCCCAGCAGGTCACCCGGCCGCCCACCGCGCGATAGGCCACCGGCTGGGTCGGGATCACCATCGGACCGCTATTGGTGAAGCTGTTGGCACGCGGATAGACGCCGGCCTTCACGGACACCTGGAACGGAACGCCGCCGGCATTGCCAAGCTGGGTCGCGACGTGGATCGACTTTACCGCCGCGCCCCAGCTGGTGCCGGCATTGCCGTCATTGCCGGTGGCAAGGTCGACGAAGTAGCTCGGGCCGGCCAACGCGGCGGTCGCATAGGCTTCCGGCCTGACATCGCAGAGATAGCGGCTTCCGCGCTGGCGGATGGCCAGCGGGTGGTCGGCGAAGGGAAAGCCGAGGCCGGAAGGCGGCGCCACGCGCCGCCCGGCCCGCGGCCGCGCCGTGATGCCGAGACGAGGCATCCGCATCAGATCCACCCGACCAGCGTCGCCGTCGTGCCGGTCGCCAGCACCCGCACGGCGCGGATCGGCAGGACATCGCCGGCATAGCGGCTGTAGGTGATATCGACGCCGCCCTCGTCGCGCAGCACGGCGTTGCCATCGGTCTGGAAAACCAGCGCGCGAGGACGAACAACGAGATCGGCGCTATCCGAGGGCGAGATGGAAAAGTGGCGCGTCGCCGGACCCGAAAGGCCCGACGCCACCCCGGCAAAGGGATCGCTCATGATGATCTCCATGGTTCTGGTTCATGGGTTTTGGTTCATGGGTTGCGCATCCGGCGCAGCCGGCTTCTTGGGGAAGAAGAGCCCTCTCCCGCGCGCGGGAGCGGGAGAAGCAAGGCCCCGGAGGCGAGCGCCTGAGGCCCACGTCCTCGCCCCACACCCGCCCTCGCCCCCACTCGCCCTCGCCCCACATTCGCCGTCATCCTCGCGAAGGCGAGGATCCATGCCGCCGGGTTTGCTTGGGGCCAGGAGCCTGTTGTCCTTCGAAACGCCCAAGGCTTCGGTTGAATGGTTCCTCGCCTTCGCGAGGATGACGCCGGTGGTCGATTGGAAAGTGCAGGAGAAGCGGCGGAAGAAAGTCTCCCGATCACACGCTGGTCCAGCCCGCCGCCTTCCGCACGAGCAGCGTCTCGGTCGCCTTGTCGAAGGCGAGCCAGCCGATCTCGGGCGTGGCGAACCACCATGCGCCATCGGTGTAGACGGCAAGATCGCCGCCCTGCCCGGCCCAGTCGCCGGTCGGGCCGGGTCCGAGCAGATGGCGTTCGCCTTCGGCCGGGGAGCCCGGCGGCGAGACCACATCGACGGCCTCGACCGCGAGCTGGACAAGCCCGTCGAGACGGCGCAGCGCCTCGTTGTGGGTGACGTGCTTCTGGGCCTGCGAGGGCGCGAGATAGGGCAGCCCGAGATGGGCGGTCTGGTCAGCCATGAACAAGGATCTCCGTTGCGATGCCCGGTCCCGCCGTGGCGCTCAGCTGGCGGACGCGGACGGTGAAGGATGCCTCCGGCGCGCTCAGCACCGCCGCGAGGTCGCCCGCCGACAGTGCCAGCGACGGCACGGTGGTGTCGAAGCTCGCCCGCAGCAGCGCTCCCTCGAGCAGATCGACCCGGTAGGCCTCGGCCGCCTCGCCGAGCGGCACCTCGACCTGTTCCCAGCCATCCCCGCCGAGCCGCGTCTGGCGGATCCAGGAGAGCGCGATGTCGCCCGCCACATCGCGGCCCCCGCGAAGATGGGCCGGTGCGAAGGGTAGCCGCCAACGACCGGCGACGGTGAAATCCTGCGTGGTGAAGCGATCGGGATCATAGGCGATGGCGAGCGGCCCTACCCGCAAGGTGCGGGCCAGGCCGATCTCGGAGGGATCGAGCTCGAGCGGGGGTGTCGCGGCGTCGATGCGCACGAAGCGTGCCCCTGCCGCATGACCGCGCGCGGCAAGATCCGACGTGCCGCCCTGCCCGCGCAGCAGGCCGGAGACCCGCCAGAGCCCGGCAGCGATCAATTCCGCCGAGCGAAACTGGATGACCTCGAAGCCATCCGCCTCGTTGCCGATCGCCGCGATGTTGCGCCCGTTCAGCACAGCCTCGTCCGGCAATCCCGCGAGCGCGCCAGCCGGTAGGGACACGTCGAGCGTCGTGCTGCGATCCCAGCGCCCGACCGGACCCGACGGCACCGCATCCGCGATGGTGCCGACAGTCGCCGCCTGCGGCACGATCTGGCGCAGGGGGAAACCGGCGTCCGGCGAGCCGATCGAAAGGCCGAAGGCGCCCGGCCAGGGATCGGCGAACACCGCCACGCGCGCCGCCGTCGCTTCGCTGCCCGCCAGGGACGGCAGGTCGAGAACGATGACGTCGGGCGGGCCGGGATCGGCGGACCATTCCGGCGTGCCGACCGTGCCGCCGCCGGCCGGAACCGGTGCGCCAGACGGATCGACCGTTCGGCCCTCGATGCGCCGCGCCAGGCCGTCCTCGACCTTGGTGACGCGAAAGCTCGTGCGCCCCTCGGGCCGGAGCAGCGTCACGACATCGGCCGGCTCGATCTCCAGCCGGCGATCGGTCAGCCCCAGCGACACCGTCTCTCGGCCATCCCAGATTTCCTGCAGGCGCTGATCCGCCAGGCCGACCGCCAGAGCGTCGTCGGTGACGATGCCGGTCGAAAGCGTCGCCTGCCGATGCCCCGCCGCCTCCAGACGGCGCGAGGCGACGACGCGGTCGCGATAGTCACCGGCGCCGTCGATGAAGCCGAAGGCGAGTTCGGCCGGCAGCTCGGTTTCCTGTGCCCGGCGGATGGCGAGCAGGGGCTGCTCGCCATCCTCGACCAGATCGGCCGGCGTCAGCGTCAATCTCGGCAGGCCGCGGCGGATGAAGCGGACGACATCACCCGATTCCGCCGCCTCGAAGCCGAGCGCCTCGGCGAGGCCCTGCAATGCCTGCCGGGCCGAACCGACGCGGGCAATCATGAAGCCATCGACCAGCCCGTCGAGATCGCCGACACGATAGGGCTCGAAGCCGTAATCCCGGAGAATGCGCTCGACCAGGCGGATGGTGGTCAGGTTGCCGAGCCTTCCGTTCAGCCAGTGCCCGGTCTGCCAGTTGCCGCCATCCGACCAGACGTCCGTCAGCTGCGGAAAGGCCGGATAAGGCCGGGCATCCCAGGACCAGACATAGGTTCGCGAGGGATCGACCATGCGGCCGGCATAGAGTTCGGAGACGGGATTGTTCGTCGCGACGAAATCGGGCGAGGCCGGGTCCCAATAGCCGAGCACGGCGGTCAGGAACCGCTCCTGCATCAGAGGATCGCGGCCGCCTTTGGAAAAATGCGGCAACCGGGCGCCACCGACCTTCGGATCGGGAAAGACGTTCGGCTCGTTGGCGCCCTTGTCGATCGCGGCGCAGCCGATCTCGGTGAACCAGATCGGCTTCGATTTCGGCGTCCAGGCGCTTGCGGTCGTCGCCTCGACGCCGCCCGGCCGGTCGAAATGCGGGTTCGACCACCAGTTCACAAGATCCTTGTAGCGGAACACCCAGGGCTTGCCCGCGCCGCCATCGCTGATCGGCGAGCGGACCTGCGCCAGGCGATCGGCGTCGCTCGCGTAGTACCAGTCAAAACCCTCGCCGCCGGCGATGTTGGCCCTGAGATAATCGACGTCGCGGCCGCTTTCGGCTATCGCCGCGTCGAGATGATCGGAACCGTCGCGCCAGTCGGACAAGGGCACGTAGCTGTCGATGCCGATCGCGTCGATCGCATCGTCGGCCCAGAGCGGATCCAGATGAAAATGCACGTCGCCGGAGCCGTCGCCCGGCTGATGGCCGAAATATTCGCTCCAGTCGGCGGCATAGGTGATGTCAGCGGCCGGCAGGATGATCCGCACATCGGCGGCAAGCGCTTGCAGCGCCGCGACGAAGGGATAGGTCGAGGCATCGGAGCGCAGCGTCGTCAGCCCGCGCAATTCGGAGCCGATCAGGAAGGAATCGACGCCGCCGGCCGCCTTGCAGAGATACGCCGCGTGCAGGACCATCCGCCGGTAGGTCCATTCATCCGGCCCGGAATAGTGCACCGCGCCGCCCGAGACGGAGAAATCCGTCCGCGCCGCCGTGCCGACGAAGCTGGCGATTTCGATTGCCGCCGCCGCCGTCTTGTCCGGCGTGCCGGCGCGGCCCGGCGCGATCGAAGTGGTGATCTCGCCGCGCCAGGGATAGGCCGGCTGGATCGCATCCCAATAGGGATGCGGCAGCGCGTTATCGGCCGGGATGTCCATCATCAGGAAGGGATAGAAGGTGACGGCGATGCCGCGCGCCTTCAGATCTTGAATCGCGCGAATGACGCTGGCGTCGGAGGGCGTCCCGCCAAAGGCCGGCCGGTCGTCGATGCGGCTGACCGCGCGCGCTGCAGCGCGGTTCAGCCCGGCAACGCGCCACGAGGTCGGGCTCGTGACCGTGGAATAGTCCTCGACGCGCGGCGCGACCGAGCAGTGGCCGGCGCGCAGATCGTCGCCGAACCAGGAGACGGCCAGCGCCGCCCGCTCGAGATGGGGGCAAAGCGCCTGCAATTCGTCGATCGAGGCTTCCCAGTCGGTGCGCGCGCCATCGACATGGCGGTTGATGGTGACGCGCCGGCCCCGCCCTTTCGAGGTGTAGACCGGCAGCGGATCATAGGCGAATTCCGACGCGCCGGGGATGATGACGACGGCGCGGATCTCGTCCTCGACACCACCAACCGGGCGGAACACCTCGAAGGACAACTGCGGCAGCCGGTTGCCATAGTCGCCGATCGGCATTCGCTCGAACACGACCATCGCCGTGCCGCGATAAGCCGGCGTTCCCGTCATGCCCTGCCGGGCCTCGATCAGGCTGTCGGCCGGCTGGTCCTCCCCGCCCAGATGCACGCGATGGTGCACATCGGCGAGATTGATCAGATCGCCATCGGCCCAGACGCGACCGATGCGGGCGATCGGTCCTTCACAGATGCCGACGGCGAAATTGGCATAATAGGAATAGGTCGTGACGGTCGGACCGCCCTTGCCGCCTTCCTCCTGCTTCACCTCCTGGAAGCGCGTCGCCCAGATGACCTGGCCTGCGAGCCGGGCTCGGCCATAGACGCGGGGGATGGGCGTGCCCTCCTCCGAACGCTGCACCGAGAGATCGGAGAGGCGCGGCCCCTCGATGTTCTGGCCGAACAGGGTCTGGTCGACGGCATAGCCGGCCACGGCGCCGACCGCGCCGCCGAGGATCGCGCCGACCGGACCGAACAGACCGCCGATCGCGGCGCCGGCCGCCTGCAGGACGAGGGTCGCCATCAGTCGGTCACTCCTGGAAATTGAAAGGCGAAGGCAGCACGCCGGCGCCACCAGGGCGACATAGCGGCGGTGGCAACGGCGGCGCCGTCATGCGCATGCAGGAAGCGATCCGGCGCGATCAGGATCCCCGCGTGCTTGGCCGGCAGGTTTTCGCGCCAGCGGAACAGCAGCAGGTCGCCCGTCGTCGCCGCATCGAGCGGAACGGAAGCCATGTGACGACCGGCGGCCTCGGCCAGCGTGTCCTTGCCGCGCGCCTCGGCCCAGTCGGCCGTGTAAGCCGGCATTTCTTCCGGCTCGCCGCCATAGAGTTCGCGCCAGACTCCGCGCACCAGGCCGAGGCAATCGCAGCCGACGCCGCGAAGCGATGCCTGGTGCCGATAGGGCGTGCCGAGCCAGGCCAGGGCCGCGTCGACGACCGCCTGGCGGGAGAGAGGGTTTGCCATTTCGATCCCCTGCCGAATCTGCGAGCTTCCGCCAGATCACCCGGAACAAGGCGCCGCCATGCCCAGGCACACCGAAAACATGCGCGCTTTGCGCGAAATCCTGACCGGACTGACGCGCGAGACGGCGTGGCCGCAGAAGAACGAGGTCAGCCGCAACATCGATATCGCGATGTCCTATGTCGCCTGGACGCCGGCCGTCGGCGCGGCCGCGACCGATACGGCGGCCCGCTGCTTCGAGACGCTGCAGATCGTCAGCCGCGCCTCGTCGGATGAGGCCAGGCGCGCCAGCGCCATCCAGGACGGCCTTGCCGCGATCGACGAACTGGAGCGCGTGCTCGACGTGGCGGTGTAGCTACAGCCGGCCGCCCGTGTTGCGGCTGCCATTGCGGGCATAGCCAAGCGCAAAGTCATTGCCTGGCATGTGCGGAAAACCGCGAAAGTTCAGGCGATTGCCGAACTTGTCGCGGCAGGTATCGAAACGCTTGTCGCAGCCGGCCGTGACCGTGAAGCCATCGCCGGGCTCGATCGCGCCCGTCATCGCATTCCAGAGCTCGATCGTCGACTGACCTGCGACATCGCGCTGTGTCTTCACCACGGCGCGGCGGCCAGCATTGGCGCCGCCGACCCAAGTGAGCGTGCCGCGCTCGAACCAGCCGGCAGTGAACGCCTCCAGCCCGGCAATTGTGAAACGCCTGCCGTCCTGTGCGGCAATCACCGTGCCGCTGCCGCGAAAGGCCGGATCGTCGAGATCGACCCTGCATCGGGCATCGCCAAGATCGGCGTCGCAGGGCGCGCGAAACACCCGCCCCTGCGGCTCATCCAGACCGGCGGCGAGCCCCCGGATCTCGACCCGGAATGCGCCATCCTCGCGCAGCACCTCGCCAATATGGCCGACGCGGAGCAGCAGCCGCTCCTCCGGCCTCGACCAGTTGACCAGGAAGGTCTCGATCCTGGCGTGGTCGAAGGCGCCGGCGGCAAGCTCCGCCTCCGACAGCCGGTCCGAGATCAGCGCGCCGGCGACCTCCATACCGCCCGTGACCATGCCGGTCTCGGCGCTGGCCTCGCTGGCGGAAAGGCCCGTCGCCGCCTCGTAGGTGAGGCCGTCCAGCACGAGATCGCGATCATGATCGGTGAAGCCGAGCACGACGCCGTCCTTCCGCTGCAGGCGCCAGGCGTGGCAGAGCGTCGAGGCGTCGCCGGCCAGATGCGCCGCGAGATCGGCAGGAAGCGTCCTCATGGCCGGATCTCCACGATCGGAATCGACGGGATCTCGCCGGCCTCGAAGGCGGCGAGATTGATCACCAACTGGTCGGTATCGAAGCGCACCGGCACGTCGAAGCGGAAACCGGCAGTGACGATCGCCCCCTCGGCCGGCGCTTCTGCGAGCGTGACCAGCCCGGTCGTCGGGTCGACGGCAAAGTCCTCGGTCGCAATGCCATCGACGGCCAGCAGCACGCTGCCCTCGATCGGCTTGGCGATCGCCCGCTCATAGGGCGCATGCAGCGCGCCATAGGTCTTTTTAAGCGCGAACACCGTCATCGCACCGTCGCCGGTGCCGAGCGGCTGGTCGCTCGGCGCCGGCTCGGTCCCCGGCGGGGCGGAAGCATCGTCCGCCCGGTCACGCCAGCGAAAGCCGAACAGTTTTCCGCGCCGCTCTTCGAAGAAGGCGATCACCTGATGCAGGTCGGCGAGCGAGCGCACGCCATAGCCGGCGTCATAGCGGCGGCGCGATTGCGCCCAGCGCGCATTGCGCCGCTCGCCGCCCGATCCGAGGGTCACTACCTCGGTGCGCCGTTCCGGCCCGCCGGAGGAACCGAAGGCGATGTTGGTCGGAAAGCGGATTTCGTGAAAGGCGGGGATCAGCGGCATCAAAGCCCCCTTCTGCCGCGCCCGACGGCACGCGCCAGCGTCGCGGCGACATGCGCCTCGGACTTTCTAAAACTCTGGGCGTCCGGCGTCTGGATGGCGATGTTGACCGTCACCGGCGCGCCGCCGCCGGAAACGCCCAACCGCCCGTCCGGGCCGCGCGACAGCGGCATGATCGCCTCCGCCCCCGCCTCGCCCATCAGCCCCAGCCCGCCGGAAAGCGGGAAGTAGGTCGGGCTGGCGACGACGCCGCCCTTGGCAAACGGTTTCACCCCGCCGAGCGAGCCGACCAGGCCGGAGAGCAAACTGCCGATGCCGCTTTCGATCGGCTTCAGCGCGGCGTTGAGCGCCATCGTCGAGAAGCGCAGCGCGAGATTCTTGAGGATGTCGTCGAATTCCTTGCCGCCGACCACCGCATCGCGAAACGCCCGGCTGATCGCGCCGGAAAAGCCGTCCGCCTGTTTGGCGAGGCCCTCGAGCGAGGCAGTGAAGGCGGAGGTATCGGCGGTGATGCGCACGGAAAGTTCGTCGATCGGCGTGGTCATGATGGCTCCAGTTCGTTCCGCCGGGCGCTCTTGAACCCTCCCCTTGAGGGAGGGTCAAAACCGCAAAGCGGTTTTGGCGAGGGAATTGCCTTGATGGGTTTCGCGTCGCTTGTCGTGCTCGCCTCGCGACAGCGTGCCCCCTCCCCGAAAACGCCGAGGCGTTTTCGCCCCTCCCTTGAGGGGAGGGTTCACAGGAGCTCCCAAATGCCGGAGAGCTCACCCAACCGGCTGCGGCCGAAGGAAGCCGGCTGGACCGTCCTTCGAGGCCCGGCTCCGCCGGGCGCCTCAGGATGATGGCGGGGTGCTCTCAGCGTTGCGTCTGCACCGGGTCGGGAAAGCGCCGCATCAAGTCGTCAAGACGGGTGCGGTCCATCGGGGCGTGCGTTCGTCCGGTCAGGCCCTCGATCGCGGCGGCGAGCTCTCGCGGCGTCAGCGCCCAGAATTCGCGGCTCGATAGTTTCAGCACGCCAAACCCGATCGCCATCGCCTCGCGCCAGGGAAAAGGCACCGGTGCCCGACCGGAAGGAAGTAAGCCCCTCACCCCAGCCCTCTCCCGGTATTCGGGAGAGGGAGCCGACCGAGGCTCGTTCGAGACATCATATTCACCGTCTCCATTGGAGGAGGAATACGGTACCCCAACTCGCGAGCAATTCTGATCGGCCATACCGTCCTCACTAGTCGTCCCCGCCGCCGGTGATAATCAACTCCTTTGCTCGACGTCTGGGATATGAGCGGCCCACTTGATACGTCAAATCAACCGATCTAATCGCCGCCCACCAATAGAGGTCGCGAGCGTCAGAATTGTCATTCAACGACAAGATGAAGCGCCCGCGAATATTCTTCAGGCAATCCGCGAGGCGAGTATGGTCGTCCGGTTCGAACATACCTCTCCCATATACGTGCTCAGTCCCCAAGTAAGGTGGATCGAGGTAGAAAAGCGTTGTTGGTCGATCCCAACGCTGGATGAATTCTTGCCACGGTAAGCATTCAATCCAAACTCCAGACAGCCGCTGGTGAACGGTCTCTAGAGCTTGAGCAACCTTGCTTATGTCAAACCTGGCCGAACCAGCAGCATCTATGCCGAAGGTTCGCCCCGAAACTTTACCGCCAAAAGACAAGCGCTGAAGGTAAAGAAAGCGCGCAGCACGCTCTAGGTCGGTTAGTGTTGCAGGTTCTTGAGCGGCTAATCGTTCGAACTCAGATCGACTCGTGAGCTGCCACTTTAGGATATCCATGAATGCCTGATAGTGACGCTGCAAGATCCGGAATAGCGTCGCTACGTCACCGGACGCATCATTCACAACCTCGGTTTTTGGCACCAGGCGCCGCCTGAGAAAGACACCGCCATACCTAGGAAGGGTTCGGCGTACACACTGTGTGGAGCGGCCTCAATCTCATTGATGATCCGCTTGGCTAGCTGCCTCTTGCCCCCAATGTAGCCCGCAACCGGCTGAACCGGACTGACATTTCGTAACTCTGAAAGATCCATATCGATTAATATCCCGGTCTGCGATTACTCAACTGCCTGCGCATGCGAGCGCCGGTCGGCTGAAACTGACTCCGGTCGGTGTTCTACGAGTGACGCCTGCCGTCCGCCCCCTCGCCCGCTGGCGGGAGAGGGCTGGGGTGAGGGTCTTGCTTGCCGGCACCGGATTGCTTGACGCCCTCCCCGCGCTTGCCGATTTCCTGCTGCTCCGCACTCACCCCCCGCCCCCGCCAAACGTCGCGCCCAAAAGCTCCGACACGATCGCAGCGAACCCCGCGGCTCCGTGCGCCGTCCGCATCGCCGCGACCTGGTGGTCGTCAATGCTCTCGCCCGCGCCGCGCAGGCCGGCGCCGAGGATGCGGATCGCATCCCTGGCCGACAGCCGGCCCTCGCCGAAGCGGGCGGCCAATGCAGAAAGGTCCTCGGCGCCGAAGGCGGCCTCCAGCTCCGCCAGCGCGCCGAGCGTCAGGCAGAGCGTGCGCGGCCGGCCGTCGAGTTCGGCCTCGATCTCGCCGCGATGCCGGTTTGCCATCACGCGGCCGCCGTGAACTGGATCAGGCCGGCCGATTCCAGCGCGATCTCATAGGTGACGGCGCCGTCATGCTCGCCGGAATAGTCCAGCGCGGTCAGCTGGAACGGTCCGGCCAGCGTGCCGAAATCCGGCACGATCAGCTGGAAATCGCGGATCGCGCCGTCGAAGAACAGCGTGCGGATCGCGGCGTCGGTCGCCGCGTCGCGAAAGATGCCGGAGCCGGAAACGCTGGCGCGGCGGACGCCGGCGCCCGCGAGCAGTTCGCGCCAGCGCCCGGCCGAATCCGTGTCGGTGATGTCGACCGCCTCGGCGTTGAGCGCGAAACGCCGGGTCCGCATTCCAGCCACCGTCGCAAAATCGCCGGAGCCGCTGGTGTCGATCTTCAGGAGCAAATCCTTGCCCTTCTGCGCCGTCATCCTCTATCCCCTTCTCATTCGCTGAACCTGTTTCGCCCGCCTGGGAGCCGCCGCCGATGCCTCGAATCGAAGTCGTCCGCGCCGCCGAGAAAGACATCCCGTTCATCGTCGCCACCGAACGGCGGCCGGGCTTCGAAAAGCTGGTCGGGCGCTGGGAAGCGGCGCAGCACGCCGAGGCGATGACCGAACCGCGCTATGCCTATTTCCTCGCCCGCGCCGTCGAGGATGGCCGCGAGCCAAGGCCGCTCGGCTTCGCGCTGCTGCGCGACTGGAACGGCCCTGAACGCTCGACGCTCCTGAAGCGCATCGCCGTCGCCGAGCCCGGCCAGGGCCACGGCACGGCGCTGCTCAACGGGTTGATCGAGCGGGTCTTCACCGAGACGAAGGCGCACCGGCTGTCGCTCGGCCTGTTTCCGCATAATCTGCGCGCCCGCCGCGCCTATGAATCCGCCGGCTTCCAGGCTGAAGGCGTTTCGCGAGGCAGCGCCTTCGTCGGCGGCGAGCATCACGACGAGCTGGTGATGGCGATTCTCAGGCCCGACTGGCTGGCCAGAAAAGGCTAGTCCTCGACCAGCGCCGCGATGCGCAGGACACCGTGCTCGGTGATGCCGTCCGGATCCGGACGAACCTCGGCATAGGTTGCCCGGACCAGCACCAGAGAATGATCGTCCATCGCAAGCGGCGCGTCATGCAGCAGCCGCATCAGATGGCCGAGGATCATCCAGGCCTCGCGCTTGCCGATCGCCCGCGACCAGACATGCAGCGTCAGGCTGACCTCGCCGCCCGCCTCGCCATCGCTCGACCAGTCGGCCTGCCCGGTTTCGCCCAGCGTCACCGAGGGAAAGGCGGTGCCACGCGGCGCGCCGTCATGGATGCGGTCGCCGACCAGCGCCGCGAGGTCGGCATCGGCGAACAGGCTGGCGACGATCGCCCTCTGCAATTCGAGCGCGGCGATCATCGTGACGTCCTCCTCAGGCGCTGGATCGCCGGGGCGATGACGGGATCCGCCGCCGCACCAAGCGCGCCGAATTCGCGGGCGAAGAGGCTTTCGCCGGAAAGGGCGAAGTCGAGGGAATGGCTGGAATGAGACACGTTCCCTGAAGGAGGAGTGCTTTCGTCACCTCTCCCTGAGGGAGAGGTCGACGCGCGGAGCACGGCGGGTGAGGGTTTAGGGACCTCTGCGGAAAGGCCGTAAACCCTCACCCGGCCCTGCGGGCCGACCTCTCCCTCAGGGAGAGGTGAAGGTTCGGTGCCTTCCGCATTCGTCTCCTCCAGCGCGTGCCTCAACCTCTCGGCATTGCGCTGCAAGGCCTGGGAAACAGCCGGGTCGACAGCTTTGCGCAGCGCCGCCGCCAGCGCCTGGCCCGTGAGGGCGCGTGCGTTCATGGCCTCTCCTCCACGGCTTCGAGCACGAGAAAGCGGCGCGCCTCGTCCGGGTCGCGCCAGGACTCGATACGCAGCAGGCGTCCGCGATGCACGATCCGCATGCCGCCCTCGACATCGCTGCGAAAGCGGATCGTGATCCGGTGCGTGACGCGGGTCGCGAGCCGGTCGGCGGCGAAATCCTCGCCGGCCGCGACCGGCTCGATGGCCGCCCAGAGCGTCGCGACCTCTACCCAATCGACCGTCGCGCCACCGCTGCCATCGCTGGTGCGGACGGGTCGCTCCAGCGCGACGCGGCTCGAAAGCTGGCCGGGATCGAGACCGTTCACAGCGAACGCACCCGATAGGGCGCGACCAGCGCCTCGAAACCAAGTGGCGCGACGTCGCCGGCGCGGTCGAAACCGACGGCGCCGCGATGTTCGTACCAATGCGCCACCAGCATCAGGATCGCCTGGCGCAGCGCCGCCGGCACGGCGAGGCTGGAAACGCCATAGCCGACGGTGACGTCGATCTCGATGCCATTGTCGTAGAGCGCCGCCTGCGGCCGAAGCTTCGCCACGATGCGCGGCGGCAGGCGGGCGGCATCGACGCGATAGGCCTCCGCCTGGAGTACGGTCGCCGCGCCGACGATGTCGTAGAGCGTGATGCTTTCCACCGAGATCAGCGGCGCGAGGGGAAGCTCGATCGCCCGGCCGGCCGGCCATTCGTCGAGGTAGATGCGCCATCCCTGCGCGATCAGCTTGCGCCGCGTCTCGCTTTCGACATGGGTGCGCGCCGCCAGGATCGCGGCCTGCAGCAGGCTGTCCTCCTCGGTGCCGTCGACGCGCAGATGCGCCTTCACATCGGCCAGCGACACCGGCTCGGTCGCCGGCGCGGAAATCAGCGCCACGGTCATGATGGCTCCTTGCGGTGGGGTTTTGGATGAGGGGGAGCGGCGCCCGCCAGGGCAAAGCGCCGCTCCGGGCCGGCTCCGGCGGGAGGGGACCGGGGCCGGCTATGACGCACCTTCGCCGTCATCCCGGACCCAGCGAAGCGAAGATCCGGGATCCATTCAGCCGAGATATCGGGAGGTTCGCGTAGCCCCGGAACCCGGCTGCATGGATCCTCGCCTCCGCGAGGATGACGGCGGAGGTTGTGGACGACTTGGTGGCATGCCGAAAGCAAGACCCCTCACCCCGGCCCTCTCCCGCCTCGCGGGAGAGGGAGAAGCAGAGCTCCGGCTTTCGGGGGTCTTGCCTACTCCCCTGCTAAGGGAGTGGATGGGTTCTTGCTTCTCTAGCTCGTGCCGAACTTCAGCAGCTTGATCGCGTCAAAGTCCTGGACGCCGCCGCCGACGCGCTTGGTGGTGTAGAAGAGCACGTAGGGCTTGGCGGAATAGGGATCGCGCAGCACGCGCACGCCGAGGCGGTCGACGACGAGATAGCCGCGGCGAAAGTCGCCGAAGGCGAGCGACAGCGAATTGGCGGCGATGTCAGGCATGTCCTCGGCCTCCGTCACCGGGAAGCCCATCAGCGAAGCCTCGCCGCCCGCCACCGCCGCCGGCTGCCAGAGATAATGGCCGTCGGCATCCTTCAGCTTGCGGATGGAAGCCTGGGTGCGGCGGTTGAGCACGAAGCGGGCATTGGCGCGATAGCCCGATTTCAGCGTGTAGATCAGATCGACCAGCACGTCGGACGGATTGCTGGAGGGAAGCGCGCCAGACGTGCCCGTCACGACATAGCCGAGCTTGCCCCAGACCCACGAGCCTTCCGCGGCCGTGGTATAGGACAGAAAACCCTTCGGCTTGTTGGTGCCGTCGCCGGAAACGAAGGCGGTGCCTTCCTGCGCCGCGAAGGCGCTCTCCACCTCGGCGGCGATCCAGTCGTCGATGTTGACGGCCGAGTCGTCGAGCAGCGCGGCCGTCGCCGCCGGCATGGCGTAGAGCTCCATCGCCGGAAAATCGAGCGCGGCGATGGTGGGCGACGTGGTCTGCGAGCGGCTGTCGGTCTCGCCTGCCCAGCCGACCGCCGGGCCGGCGGTCATGAAGGGCTTGCGATAGGTGCCGGACGAGACCTGGCGGATATCGGCGATGGCGCGGATCGGCGAGATGGCGGCGAGGCGCTTGCCGATCTCGGTCTCCGTCTCGATCGGAACGAGATAGCCGCCATCGGCATTCGAACCGGCCGAAAGCGCCTTCTGTTCCAGCTTGCGGAAACCGTCCTCGTCGCCGCCGCGCACATAGCTTTCGAACGCCTGCTTGTGCTCGGAAGGGCGCGCCGTGCCGCGCTCGGCGGAAAGCGGCGGGCGACGGCCCTTCAGCGTCAGCTCGTCCAGCGCCTTGTTGATGCGGTCGAGCTTGTCGGTCGTGACGACATCGGCGGTGAGCTTGGTCTCGATCTCGGACAGCCGCTCGTCATTGGTGTCCTTGAACGCCTCGAAGGCGCGCATGAAATCGTCGAAGGCGGCGGAGACATCACCGCTTTCGGCAGCCTTGGCCTCGGGAGCAGAGCCGGAAATCTCGGTCATCGATTTGTCCTTGTCGGGTGGAGGGAACGGCTGGTCGGGTGGAGAGAGCGGGCGGCCCGGCGCATCCGCGCGGCCAAGCCGGTGGTCTTGACGCTTGCGACGCGCGCGTCGGGCTGCATCGGGAAAGTGACGACCGAGATCTCCCAGAGGTCGATTTCGACCAGCTTGCGGATGCCGGCCGTCCGGTCGGCGCGCGCCTTGACGGTCTTGAAGCCGATCGAGAGCCCGTCCAGCGCGCCGGCCCGCATCAGGCTCGCCACCTCGCGCCCCCGCGCCACGTCGGCCATCAGCCGGCCGCGTACGAACAGGCCGCGCGGGTCCTCGCGGACCTCCATCCAGACACCGATCGGCTCGGCCGGATCGTGCTGGTAGAGCATGCGGATGCCGGCGGCGCCCCGGCTGGCGATCGAGCGCCTGAAGGCGCCGGGCAGCACGAGATCGCCCGAGAGGTCGGCGGTGCCGAACAGGCTGGCATAGCCGGAAAAGACGCCCTCGCCGTCGATACCGGAAAGGTCGGCGGCTGCGAATTTGGTCTCGAGCGCGGGCGCGGAAGAAAGGGTCAT